CCACGGCGGCGCTTCTGGCGCTGGGGGCGGCACGCTGGGGGCCGGCGGAGTGAGAGGCCCGGCACCAAGCCAACGCGGGCGGCTTGCCCCTGTCTCCGCCCATGCCGGCGCCACACATGCCGGCAGATGAATCGGAAGGCGGGCCGGAGAGTGCCCAGCGCGTGACGCCCCCCGCTCCCCCCTCGACGCGACCGGCGGTGATCCGGTCCCGTTGGGTGGGGTGACGGGCGCCAGTTTGTTCCAGCGCAAATCTGCGTTGGTTGGATAGAGGAAGGACCATCATGCCAATCAAGCTTTCGATTGATGACACCCTTGACGAAATGCGCCGTGAAATCCGGGATTTCTCGGAACGTCAGGTGCCGTTTGCGATCAAGGAGGCACTCAACCGGACAGCGGAAGCGGGCAAGGACCGGGCGCGCGCGGAAATGGCGCGGGTCTTTGATCGGCCAAAGCCGTTCACACTGAACAGCCTGTACATCCTGAAAGCCTCCAAATCGTCGCTTCAGTCCGGTGTCGGGATTAAGGATGCGGGTTCGAAGGGGACTCCCGCAGCCCGTTACCTCGCGCCCCAAATCGCGGGCGGGGACCGGCAACTCAAACGGTTCGAACGTGCATTGCAGTCTTTCGGGGGCGGCAATAACCAGGCTGTCCCTGGCAAGGGCGTGCCCCTAGACAAGTACGGCAACGTCAGTCGCGGGCGCGTCAACGCCATCCTGAAACGTCTTCGGGCCGGACGGACCGAAGGGAGCGCACAGACCCGCAACAAAGACGGCTACTTCGTTGGACGCCCCCAGCCGGACGCGCCGGACGGTGTGTGGATTCGCGAGCGAAGCCGACTCGTGCCCGCTCTGGTGTTCGTGAGAAAGGTCGAGTATCGCCCGCGCTTTGCGTTCGCGGATATCGTCCGTCAGGCGGTTGCGGACGAGTTCAACGGCCATTTCAAAGAGGAACTGCACAAGGCCCACAAACCCCGGAAAGACTGACGGGGTCGGGCCTCATCCCCAAAAAAGACGCGGCCCGCGCGGCGTATGATCGCCAGTGCGGGCCGTCCCTGGTGGTGTCTTAGACGAGGATGCCAGACCCTCTTACGCAAACGCCTGTCCATCTCCGATGCAATAATCAGTCATCGTACCCCAAATGAATGCCAGTTTCCTGCATGCCTTTATAAATTTTGCGCCCAGTTTCATGGTCTACGCAAATTGTCTTACCATCAATAACGAAATACATAAGATTATCTCCATAATGAGACATTCGCCCAAACTCTAAATTAACTTTAACATCGGGTTTTCCATAATCCTGAAGCGTTTTTTCAAAGAACATTGTCGTAGCCATGCCCCGTCTCCTTACATTGCTGTCCGATGCGGCGCATCCGCTTGGCGAACCGGCGCTTGATCTTCCGCACCTCGCCGCGGCACCAGATGAGGGCCTTGCGCCCCCTCGTGCTGAAGGCGTCGTACTTCTTCCTGAGTCGTCGCGTCGCACTAGGGCGGGCCAGGGGTTCTTGCCACCGTGGCAAAAACCCCTGGCCCGCCGTCTTACTCAGCCGCAATCAGCGCGTCGGCGGCAAGCCGGTTCGTGGCGTTCAGAAGCTCGATCCCGACAATTCGGTTGTCTTCGTCGAAGTCGAAGACAACACCGGGAGAGACTTCCTCAGACTCCACCGTGGGCCGATCGGACAGGGTCACGTACAGCGCGTCAACCTTCGGATCGTAACTGGTCTTCATAGCCGGGCTCTCCGATCAAAGAAGGCGGTGATCACCAAGATATCATCTCCCTCGGGCCGGTGAACAACCCTGATGATACGCCCCCCGAAATCAGGAATGACCTTGAAGGACCGTGTGACGTCGGGCCGGTCTGGCTCGGGTTCCGTGCGGTCGGGGTCCACGACCGCCAGTTCGATCCACGCCCGGCAAAGCTGACGGCGCGCCATGGCTGTTTCTGCATGGGCGGACAGGACAATCACGAGTCCGCTTTCCTCAGCCGCACACCTGGGCCACCGCCGTTGGCGTCTATGAAGATCACACCGGCCCCCTCCCTGCCTAATCTATGCCTTTGAAGCCGGCAAGTCGCCAAAACGGGCGAATTGTTAAGCTAGAGGCAGATACCGGCTTTTAGGGCGACATCTTCGGCAAGCACCTCATTCAGCACATAGTCGTCCGGCTAGCGCCTTCCCTAAACAATTCTTGTTACGATAGTGGATGCGCTTAAGAAAAAATATTGAAGAAATTACATCCAGATACTCAGATATCATAAAATCGCCTTTATTCTATTCTTTTCAACATCAATGGCAGAAAGAGCCAAATGCCCTGATTTTATCGTGTCAACACGGAAAGCGTGAATTATTTCTTGCCCAATAACAACCAATTTTTCTTCTGCTTTACTTAAGGTCCACTGAGATTCATAAAATTTCACCACGGGCGGCGCGGCGCTTCCAAAACGACCCAAATTTGGCACCAAAGACATATAGACAATAGGGTCTTTATATAAGGTGATAATATTGCTGCTATAGAGTCCTGGAGGGTAACTCTGCTCAGCTGATTCAATCTGTATTAATACCGATTGAATCTCGGCCTCGATAGAAGACAGCATATAATAAGTTTCTTGATTCCTCTCTCTATTTTTCGATCTATACATCAAATTATTATTGACAACAGCGGCAATTATAAGGGTAGAAACTCCACCCACCCATGCTGCGAAACTAATATCAGCCATCGTTTCGCTCCCTCAACATTAAGCAGACGCCGATACCGTCCGCCTTATTATTAATAAAAACTACATCTCTTGCTTCAAGGGCCGCTCGTATAGCAGCAAGTGTTGCCGCGTTCGCGGGTTTGTCGCTCTCGATCCTGGTCACGGTTGCAGGTGAAACGTTTGCCTCGCGAGCTACGTCCCGAACGCCCCAACGAAGAGCCGCGCGCGCCATTCGCAATTGTGCCCCTGTTATCACATTCGAACCGTGACCAAACGAAATTCGCTGGGGTACGTTGTAACCACGTTATCGCATGAGATCATGGTAACGGCAATAATAAGCAACCGTGTGGGGTGCGCCAACACCCTGCCCAGCCTGACCGAAACCCCGTGAACGGACCACGAGGCATGGCTGATTCGAGAGACATACCACGCAGCCCCCGAGGGGCGCCACACCCTCCCGCCGCGCCCTGTTGAAGGCCGGTGCCGTCTCTGTTCCCACCGTTGCGCTTGCCGCGCGGAAGGCAAAGCTAACGGGCTGTTTCTGCATGGGCGGACAGGACAATCACGAGTCCGCTTTCCTCAATCGCACACCTGGGCCGCCGCCGTTGGCGTCTATGAACTCGACGCCAGCCGCTTCCAGGGCTTGGCGGACAAGACGTTGATTGCCGACCGTCATCTGGACGGGGCCATCGGTGACTTCGGCGCGCTGGACGGTTGCCGCTCCGATTCCCGCTGCCTCTGCCAGGCGCTTCGCGCTCCATCGAACGAGGGCGCGCCCGGCGCGAACCTGGGCACCTGTGATGTATTTTTCTTCGCTTGGCATAAATTCAATCACCATGGCATCGTGTGATGTAGATGCTATCACACGAAGGATATGGCGTCATTCCCAATCACCCCAACACACCCCTTGCAAACTGAGGCAAAGAACAATGGTAAATCCGCTCGCAGGAATGCCCGCAATACAACACTGGCGAGTCACCCTGGAAGATGGCAGCAAGTATTTTTCGATGCAGTTGGCCGGCCAAACGGAAGAAGAAGTGCGGAAGACAATTATTGCCAACGGCGAAAAGCGGCCCATCGTCAAATTGGAGCGGTGCGCCCCAGGCGATCCTCTTTGACAGCATCGCGAAGGTTGGCCCTGTGGGGTGCGACAACACCCGTCCGGGCCTGCATCACACCCCCAACTCCTGACACGGGAGACCAAGGCCATGACCATCCGAACTGTTATCACACACCCCGGCGCTATGTCTGGGACTCGGAAGATCGTTGACCGCATGGAAGACGTGTCTTGCCGTCTCGAAGGGGTGGCCTCTGCTCTGTCGTGGCTGGCGATGGCCGAGGAAGGCGACACGGACGAACCGGACCCGCGCCACAAGGCCAACACCTTCCGCATGTTGCGAGGGATCGCAGAGGACTGCCGGGCGCAGCTTAACGACATGGCGGGTACCCTGATGCGGGACCGGCGCGACACGGCGGCTAGCGCGTAAGGGGCGATGCGCCACGGTGGCGCACCGACCGGTGCGGTTCTGGGTGCCGTCGCGCTCGGGGTCTGGGAAGATTTCCCCAACCCGAAACATAACACTTGTAACGGCGCCCTTCCTGCGCTACATTGCCCGTTACATTGGTAACGGAGGAGTGCGAACCATGGACATTGCCTTGAGCGCCTCGGACATCGGGTCCATCACCGGCCTCAACATGGAAAAGCTCCGGGTCTGGCGCCATCGCGGGTATTCGCTGCCGAAGGCCCGGGCCGTGTTCAGCTTCCAGGACGCGGTTGTTTTCGCCTGCCTCGCCAAAATGCTGGATCACGGCTTTCCGCCCGCCGAAGCGGCGGACATGCTGCATCGCCTCGACGTGTGGCGCACGGCGGCTCTGGATCAGGAGCACGAAGACGCGGGCCTGCCGGTAAATGACATGGTTATCGGCTTCGTCGTTGCGACTCTGTCCAATGGCGACAAAGTGATGGACTATGTAAAGGGATCGCGCCCCGAAGAACTCTTCGCCGAACTGAACGCCTCCCACGTGTTGACCGTGATCAACGTCACGGCCATCCGCCGCGAAGTCGCGGCGAAGATCAAAGCGCGCGCCTGATCATGGCCGCGCCGTTCTCTCGCATGGTCCGGCGGCTGATTGGCCCCCCGCGCAAGCGGTCCCTGGAGGCTGGCGGATCGGGCCGGCGCTGGGCCGGTGCGCCGGTCTCTGGTCGATCCCTGAACAACGAAGTTGCCGGTGCGGGCAGGACGATCCGGGCGCGGGCCGCGCATGCCGTGCGCAACGACGCCTATGCCGCTGCTGCTGTCCAGGCCCTCGTGTCCAATATTATCGCAGCGGGCATCAAGCCATCGTCGCAGCACCCCGACCCGGCCACCCGCGAACAGATTCACGAGACCGTCGGGCCGATTCTGGACGGTATAGATTTTGATGGTGCCGGGGGCTTCGGCGGTCTCCAGGCCACAGGCTGCCGAGAGATGATCACGTCCGGGGAAAGCTTCGGGCAGATGATCGAGGACCCGGACACCCCTGGGCGGACACAGGTTCGCCTGATCCATGCGGACCAAGTGCCTTACGAAGTCCCGATGATTGGCCCTGCGGCCCGCGTGTTCTCGGGGGTGGAGCTGGACGACTTGGGCCGCGTGATCGCGTACCACGTCCTTCCCCGTCGCCCGGACGATCCAACCTTGCCGTTCTTTCAGGCCTTCACCTCGGTGCGGATCGACGCGCGGGACATGGTTCACCTGTTCCACCTGATAGAGCCTGGACAGATGCGCGGCCTGTCCTGGCTCGCCCCGGTCCTGATAAAGCTGCATGACCTGGACCAACTGTCTGACGCAACTTTGGTAAGCGCCAAGGTTCGCGCCATCATCATGGGCGCGATTACCGATCCAGAGGGCAACGCGGGCGGGATGAGCGGGGACCAGGACGGCGGCGTTCTGACCGCTGACATGGAACCCGGAACCCTGCTGAACCTGCCCCCTGGAACCGGCGTGGACTGGTTCGACCCCAAGGCGTTTGAAGATTATGACACCTTCAACACGGCGCACTTGCGGGCCGTCGCGGCGGGCTTGGGCATCCCTTACGAGGTTCTGACCGGCGACCTGACGGGGGCAAACTATTCGTCCATCCGCGCGGGCTTGGTCGAGTTCCGCAAACGGCTGGAACATTGGCAGCACAACGTCATGGTGCCCCGGTTCTGCCAGCCGATCTGGGACCGGGTTATTGCCAACGCTGGCGCCGCCGGCCTGTTGCCTGGGTATGCCGACGATCCCGCCGCGTTCCATCGCGTCGAATGGCTGCCCCCACGTCAGGAATGGGTGGACCCCAAGAAGGACGCGGAAGCTGAAATCATGGCCATCCGCGCCGGCCTGAAGTCTCGGACTCAGGCCATCGCCGGACGCGGCTATGACGCTGAGAAGATTGATGCGGAAATCGCGGCGGAGCGGGCGCGCGAAGCCCGGCTTGGGTTGATCCTGGACACCAACCCGGCTGTCGAGGCCAAGGCCCCCACACAACGGACGGACGAACCCCCGGCGCCGGAGGTTTTCGACGATGCCGCTTGATGCCACGACCTTGCGCACCCGCGCCGCCAGTCGCGCCACGACCCTGAACCGGGAGGCCCGTACCGTCGAGGTGGTCGCCCTGTCCGGCCTAGCGCCCGTCACACGCCCCGGCCCGGCGCCCGCGCATGACGTGCGCGGCCCGTGGATCGAGGAGTTGGACGCGACCGGGGCCGACATACCCGGCTTCGTCGGTTCCCCCGCGTTGATGGATCACCGCAACACCGTGGACGCGACCGTAGGCGTCATCGAGAGCGCGCGGATCGAGGGTGCGCGGATCATCGCCCCCGTGCGCTTCGACCGGTCTCCGGGAGCGGACACGCTCATGGGCAAGATCGAGGCCGGATCGGTGCGCGGGGTCTCGCTGGGGTACTCGGTTCAGGAATGGACGCGCGCGGGGACACGGGACGGACTCCCCGTGTTCCGCGCCACCAAGTGGACCCCCAAGGAACTGTCCTTTACCCCGCTGGGGAGTGACCCCGGCGCCACCGTGCGAAAGGAAAATATCACCATGCCGGAACAGGAACAGACGGCGCCGGCAACCGGGCCGGAGGCTGACGCAAACATGAGCGTCGAAGAGCGCGTCGGCGCCCTCGAAACCAAGGTGGGCGGCATGGCATCCACCTTGGACGAAATCAAGGCGGCGGTGACCAAAAGCACGAACGACAACGCCGGCCCGGCTGGGCAGGATAGCGGGCACGCCCGTGCCATCGCGCCCGGCGCGATGCATACCCGATCCGCCGCGCCCATCATCAACAACCGTCCTGCCACCGTGACCGGCGGCGCTGACTACACCGACCCGGAGATGACCATCCGGGCCATGGCGGACTCGTTGGCGGCGCAGTTCACGCCCCTGGTGAAGCCCGAGGGTATGGCGAGGCAGTTCATGCACCAGCGCGCCCTCGACACGGTGGCCCAACTGGTGGCGATCCGGGGCGAGCGCGTGAACGCCTTCGACCGGGATGCGGTGTTCAACTCCATCTTCACCCGTGCGCACACCGGATCAGATTTCGCGAAGGTGCTGGCAGACGGGGCAAACAAGGCCCTTCTGGCGCAGTATCAGGCAGCGGAGGCGACCTATCGGAAGCTTGCCGCCAAGAAGATTATGAACGACTTCAAGGCACACAAGTACCTTCGCGTCGGGGACTTCCCGGGCTTCAAGGAGGTTGCCGAGGGCGGGCCGCATGAGCGCGGGACAATCAGCGAGAACCAGGAAACGGTGACGCCCAAGGAGTTCGCGACCGGCATTGCCATTGGCCGACGCGCCCTGATCAACGATGACCTGGGCGCCCTGGGGGACTTTTCAGCCCTCATCGCCATGCGCGGCGCCGCGTTCGAAAACAGCTTGGTCTATGGCCTGCTGGCCGGCAACGGGCCAGTCATGAGTGACGGCGTTGCCCTGTTCAACACCGCACACGGGAACAAGGCCGGGGCAGGCGCGGCCATCAGTGTGGCCACCGTTGGCGCGGCGGTCGCGGCCCTGCGCAAGATGACCGGCCTGGATGGGATGAAGCTGAACATCCAGCCGAAGTTCCTGGTTTGCGGCCCGGACACGGAATTGTCTGCACGTCAGGTGCTGGCCGCTATCACCCCCAGCAAAGCCGGGGACGTGAACCCGTGGGCGGGGCAGTTGGAGTTGGTGGTTGATGCCAACATCACCGGCAATCGCTGGCATGTGGTGGCCGATCCAATGCAGGTTCCCAGCCTTGTGTATGGTTATGTCCAGGGCGCCGAGGGTCCGCAAATCCAAACTGAAATCGACTTCGACACGCGCGGCGTGCGCGTGCGCGCGGGCCTGGATTTCGGGTGCGGGGCTATCGACTTCCGGGGCCTGTACCTGAACGAAGGAGCGGCCTGATCATGGCGGACCTCGCCACTCTGACCGCCCGCCGTGATGCCCTCGAAAAGGAAATGGCGGCGGGCGTGCTGACCGTCGAGCACGACGGCAAGAAGGTCACCTATCGGAGCATGACCGAGATGGAAGCCGCTTTGGGGCGGCTCAATCGGGCCATCGCGGCGGCGTCGGGGACGGCCCGCGTTCACACCGTGCGCATTTCGACGACGAAAGGACTCTGACCCATGGCGAAGACCTTCCTGCATGACGGTGACCTGATCACCGTTGCGGCCCCCAACGGGGGCGTGTTGTCCGGTGACTTGGTCATTGTCGGCAGTATCGCCGGGGTGGCCCTGGCCGATGCCGACGAAGCGGCGAATGTGGTGCTTCAGACGACGGGCGTATGGACCCTGCCGAAGCTGCCCACGACCGTCATTGCGCAGGGCGCCGCCGTGTCCTGGGATATTGATCCGGGGCAAGTGGTGTTGCCGGGCGCCGGGCACTACCCCATCGGCGCCGCCGTGGAGGGTGCCGGCAACGGCGCCACCACGGTCAAGGTCCGCCTGGACGGCGTGACGACCGCCGCCGCTGCGTAACGCCGAATGCTCATTGGCTTTGGCGCTCGGGTTGGGGCCCAGCGCCCGGTCCAGTCGGCGGTGACCGTGACAACACCGACAGCCGGCGGCGGGGATTTGGATTCCCCCCCGCGCGGTCGGCAATTGCATCTTTGGAGACATTTCCGCATGACTGAGGTGGTCCGTCTTCCCGAATTGATACCCGAGAAACGGGCTGCCGACATGCTTGATGTGAGCCCGTCCACCATCCAGCGAATGCGCAAGGGTGGCAAAATAAAGGCCAAAAAAGTTGGGGGTCGCTGGAAATACCGAATGGATTGGATTAAAGAATATCTGGATGAGGCGGACAACATATGCGAAAGCGCGAGCGCTGCTGTCAAATCGGAAACTACTATCTCACTAAACGGCCAAACTCAGACCGTTGGTGCGCCACATGGTTCGACGCCGGCACTGGACAGACAAAGCGCGAATCGCTTGGCACAAGCGACCTTCGGGACGCGGAAATAAAGTTGGCCGCGTTCGTGATCGAGCGCGGCCAGATGAGGGACGCCAGACCGACCGACACGCCGCTGGAAACCATTCTTGTGCGCTACTACACCCAGCACGCTGCAAAACAGAGGACCGGCAAAGACGCCAAGCTAGCCTTGCGGCGCTGGTCCGAAGAGTTTCCCGGAGCGCTGGTCTCCGAGGTGACGCACGAGCGTCAACGCGCTTGGGTGGGGCAGATGCAGGCCGAAGGGCTGTCCAACGGCTATATCCGGCGTATCCTGGCCATTGGCGCTGCTGCGCTGAACCGCGCGGCCAAGTTCGGGGAACTGACGGCGGCTCCGCATATAGACGTGTCGCTGGCACCGGAGGCGGAGGCACGCGACCGTGTGATGACCGTTGACGAGGCCCGCGCCCTGCTGGCCGTGGACATGCCAGACCACATCAGGGTCTATCTGCTGATAGCCTTCGGGACCGGCGCTCGACCCGAGGCGATCACCGACCTGACGACGTTCCAGTGTGACATTGAAAGACGGGTGATCCACCTGAATCCACCCGGGCGCATC